ACTCTCTTGATCATTATATATTTTTTGCCGTAAGTCGGTGTTGGTTAATTCCTTAACATATGGCTGTTCCATCAACCAAGAAAACAAAACACATGGCATAACAAGGTCATCATGGCCCTCTTCAGCTTGATATGAATCACCCTTTACTGAAAAACGATACAATTCTTGTAAAAGATCAAAATCATTTAGAACAATTTTATCGTTTTCTACCATAGATTTGAAATTACTACATCCAATTCGCTTCACAGCGCGAGAGGTTTTTACCCCTAACTGAGAAGGTCCGCCATACCCTCCCGTTATTCGTTGACCATGTTTATTATCGGTTGATGTATAAAATACATTTTCATACTCATGTTCGTACAATAAAATGTCAGCAACTTGCTTACCAATATCGTTTGACTCAATTAAACAGAAGGCCCCGTTGTAATGTTTTGCAAACTGATAGATGATAGATGGGTATATTAATGATGATATTGTGTTGTTTCTATACACAGCAACTACTTGATATGGTATTTCCGTAATATCGTAGACCACAAAAGCGGAATAGTCTAAACCTAAAGCTCTTGACGTATCAGCAACTATTGTATATAATCGGCCTTGTGCCGGTTCAAGGTATACCTTAATGTCTTCTGTTTGTTTGATTGGAGTTGAGTAGGTAAGCATTTTCAACTTATTTGGATGAATCAATGTATTTGATGATCCTAAGAATTCGCAATCATATTCCTGTCTAAACTGTTCTTCAGACGTATTTCTAATAATCTCAGCTTTCCACTTTTCATCCCTTCCTGGAACTTGAGACCAATGTACGTCTACTCTATGATAATCATTCCTTTCTTCTTCACTATCCTTCCATAGCTTGTAAAACATGTTTAAGCCATTAGGGGTAGAAGTAATAACTACTTTGGTAGATTTACCAGAAGATATTGTAGGATATACAGATTGGAAGAAGTCTTCTTGCATGTTGTTTGGAACGAACGCAAACTCATCAAGATATATTAAGTTTTGAGATGTACCACGAATTGCAGAAGAAGATGTAGCTGACGCTAATATTTTAGAGCCATTAGCCAGTTCAATAAATCCTTTGTTCCATTCCACAACGCCTTGCTGCAACCATTTAGGTAAATGTTCAAAAGCTAGTTGGATACGTCCTAGAATTTCTCTAGCCTGTGATAGTTTATTAGCTAGAATTGCAATAGAGTAATTCTCATTAAAAAGAACATAATGTAATAAGACAGAAGCTACGGTTGTTGTTTTACCAACCTGACGAGGCATTTTACAAATAACATAGCGCTCTTTATCGATAAGATTTACAATATCTTGTTGAAAGTCCCACATATCGAACGGAACCAAACCATGATCAACGTTTACAATTTGGACATATGTTTGTATAAAATACAGAGGATCACGAGCACACTTCGCATACTCAATTATTTGTTCTTTAGAAAATTCTAGCTTATCTCTAAGACCAACTAAATTTTGATTACCATTATATGACATTACTGCTCAATATCTTTTATATTATTAGATTTTAATGCTTTTAATAATTCAGCAGTAGATCCTACAAAAAGATTATTATTTACAGTTTGAGGATTGGACTTAGCTTCAATCTTTTCAATTTCTTTCTTTTTCTTTTGCAAATCAAGTAACTCTTTATTGGCTTCTACCATAGTCTTTACTAGGTTAGCAGCAACTTCATATGCTCTAGGATGTTGACCCATACCAGCAACATCAAGTATTCCTTGCAGAGCTTCATTTCCTTTTTCAATGGTGTTAATCATATTGCCACGAGCATATTCAAAGTCGTCATCAACTTGGTTAGCTTCTACTGGAGCAGGGAGGGAAGACGGAGAAAGCGGAGCAAGGTCTAATGCCTTGCTAATGCTATCCACGGGTTGTGATGTATCCGAAGGTACTGTTGGCTGTAATTTCATTTCTATCCACGCTTATAGAAGCATTCGAAGTAGGTAATCCGTTTGCGGTTTGGCCAGGTACTATTGTAACGTTGCCAACCACCTCTGTATTTCCTACAGCATTATTAATATTATCAAAGAGAGTTGCATCAAAAAAGTTAGTATTAGCAAGAGTAACAACGCCTGACTCTCGTATTGGACCATAAAAATATCCTTTCATTATGAAGTCTAGTGTCCACGTCATCACTCTTCGTTCTTCAAAGTCCCCTTCATATGTATCTTGCGGAGTAACGTTTAATAATACTAATGGAATATCTTGTACTACTCCAAGCTCTGGAATTAAATTAATTGTGGACGTCCATTCGGGAGTAAAGAAAGGAAGAATTTGTTCTAATATTTGAGTACCATCTTCTACGTTCTTAACCATAATATACAACGAAAACGATATATCATATGGCACTGGATTGTATGCAGTTTTTAATGTAGAAGTGTCAGCAATTGTTTTTCTAGTCTTACCTACTGATGGTAATTTTCTTGATGGGGAATACATCATTGTCGTAATTTCAAACGACATTCTGGGCAACACAGTGGCAATAGGTTTTGTAAGATTAGGATCTGATAACAACCGAGCTAGCACCTTTTCTCTTGGCGCATATAGCAATGGTATTTTAATTGTATTAATTACATCATGAGTGGTGTCTACCCTATTAATAAAAATATCATTAAATAGAGTACCAAATAAAGTAACGTATTTTTTTAACGTGCCGTGGTAATATACATGACCTAACATATCTAGTAAGTTCCTTCACTGAAAGGATCTCTTTCGCTGAAATCAATAAAGCCATTTGCAGAGGCCTGGATTTCATCATTTTGGAATGTAGTATCGCTAGTGTCAATATCCCATGATTCTAACATCAAACTATATCCATCCTCATCTTTTAATTCCATACCATCTTCTATTGTAATCGATTCAATATTCAATGCTAATGAGTATGTTTTAGCAATATTGTCTACATCTGGAATTCCTGTATTAAGAATTTCATTACTATATTCAAACATCTCACATTTTAAATCATAAGAAGGTAGTGTTCCTAATGGAAGAAACATAGCAAATTTTTCAACATACTTAATCTCAAAAAGTCTTTGACCTTGAGGGAAGTATATTAAGTCTCCTTCATTAGGACGATTTAGCAGCGCTAAATTACCAACTTCGTCTTGGAATGTTCTGGTGGAGATTACAAACGTAATAGAGTCTCTAATTTCTAAATTAAATTTTTGTAGGAATTGACCTTCTCCTTCAAACCCATCCACAGACTTAACGTATACATCAACCATATATGCATTATTATATTCTTTTAAATTATCTCCGGTGTATATTTCATCTAGGTTAACTGTAGTCCTAGGAATATAATAGACATCAATACCGGCGACTTTAATAGATTCTGCTACAAGTTCTTGCAACAGGTTCTGCTCCATACTGGAGCTATAATTATTAAAGTATGTAGAAATTGCCACTTTAATTATCCTATCATATCTACAACAGGTAAGGAATAATTTACAATCATTTCTTGTTCCATTGCTTTAATTTCAGCATCAGCTTCATCGTATATTTGTTGTCCGTTAAACGTTATTCCCCCTGGCATTTGCATACCATTAAATTTCTTTAAATTATTACCCCATTGACGCTTAATTAATTGTTGGGTGTAACGAGCCAACCAACGATCGCCCCACACATCAGTATACGTTTCTGGGTCAATTACTTCATATGCCTCTACTAAGAGCCACTCCCCAGTCTTAAGAGTATTCCAATCCATATCTACTTGAAGCCTATCTCTATGTCTTGTATATCTAATAGGTTGTTTGCCAACCAGTAATTCTTGAATTGTGGCTAAATGTTGCATGGCCATATAGTATGGCACAAGTGATACAGACGTTAGGGTGTAAAGATCATTTAGCGCAATTTGGTATCTAATGTTAAATAGATCATCGGCGCGTACGGACGGATCTCCAATAGAAAATATGCTTACAGCTCCAATAATATTTTCTGGTAGCGTAATGTATTTGTTTGCTTTATCCGCATCAGTTACTTGGTGCTTGTAATATACTTTTTCTGTGGCATCAAAGTGATAATCTCCATAATACTTTAATCCTTCATCGATACGATCTTCTACTTGATCATCATCGACGTTAATTTCAATAACAGGATATCCTAATGCACGTAGGCAATATTGTTTAAATTCTGCTCTGGATGTTGGAACCGCCATATGTTTCTCCCTATTATCGTATATTTATCATTGATAAAAAACGCCGTTATTTTACGTAAACTCTACAGATGCGATTAAGAAACTGAGCACCGTTGCTTGTAAAAGTCCAATCTGGATGGCCGCTAGCATTGGATCCTATGCCATATTCATTGCTCCCCCATGCGTTCCATGCAAATATACATTCCGGAGTAGCGGGAGCTGTATCAAACACTTGAAATGATCCATAACCGTTGCCTGTATCATAACCAGTATCGATGGCATTATATAATCCGTCTCCTCCAACTGAATAGTTACTTGGCCAAAAGTTAATTCTGCCTGTGGCACTTGTTCTATTTACTATGGTGCTTTGGTTTGCTCCTGGAAATCCAGATCCTGGATTATTGACTCTCACCACAAGGTTAGTTACTGCAACATCATATATCCACGATGCTGGCACTCCAACTCTTGCTGCGTTATTAGATGTGAAGTCATCAAACTCACACCATACTGAAAATTCATTTAGTTTTAGTATATACAACACGCGGGTAAAACTAGGAGCAGTTGCAGAGTTGTTTACCGTATACGATGCATTGTAAGATCCTGCAACAATATCGCTTCGCATATCAAATTCATATACAGGATACCAACCAAGTAATAATGGATTTGGGCCAGCTGCGCAACTCATAAACCAAACCTTCCTCTATATGCATTGAAATTTTGCAATACTTGATTCTGCGTAAACCCTATATTATAAGCTGTGACTACTGCAATCCTACCATCTAATTCGGGTGTGGCGCCAGTTGATCTAGTTCCTATTGTAATAGGATCACTATTCTCACTTCTAGTTACCGTTAAAGAAGAAAATAAAATAGAATTTATAAAAACT